GTTAATGTAGTTAAAGAAGTCATCGAAGAAGTGGGTGGCAAAGTAATTGTTTTTGTTCCATTGACTGGAACACTAAAGATGTTAGAGAGAGTACTCTCAAAGCAATGGAGTGTAGCGATAGTTAATGGTGAAGTTTCTACTAGCAAAAGAAACAAAATATTTTATGACTTTCAAAACACAAAAGACCCTCATGTTCTTATTGCTCATCCAGCAACTATGGCACATGGGCTTACGCTAACGTCAGCGAGTACTATCATTTGGTACGGACCGATAACAAGCAACGAGCAATACGTTCAGGCGAACGGAAGGATAGAAAGAATAGGCAAAAAGCATGTGTCAAACATAGTACATATAGAGTCAACTGACCTTGAACATAAAATGTTTGAACGGCTAAAGAATAAACAAAAACTACAAGGTCTACTACTAGACCTTATACAAGAAGATACGAGGTAATTATGGCATTAACAATAGATAAAGTTATAGGTACATATCTAAAACTTAGAGGTGAGAAAGAAGCTATGGAAGCCGAAACCAAAAAGAAAGTTAAGGATATTAAAGAGCAACTAATTAAGATAGAAGCATACTTAAAAGAACAAGCAGACAAGACAGGTGTTGATTCATTCAAGACAGCTAATGGCACAGCATTCCTAACAACTACAGACTTTGCACAGGTTGCAGACTGGGACGCAGTACTAGAGTTTGTTAAAGAGAAAGACGCTTATGATTTGCTTGAGAAACGAGTTAGTAAAACAGCAGTACGTGGATATATTGAAGCGGATAAATCTGTACCATCAGGTGTGAACTATGGGACACGCATTGATGTTAATGTTAGAAAGCCAGTGAACAGGGCAGAAGACTAATGATTGGCTCTAAGTTATCAATTAAAGATTCTAGATTTCATATCGTCTCTGATACATTGCCGTTAGGAAGGGCAACACTTGAGACAACAAGTTTAGATGTAATAATTGTAGGAGCTAATCCTAATCTAGCCAAACAATATTATGAAGGGGAGTGGGTTGGTGACAAAGAGACAAACTCTCCTGATTGTTTTTCTCTTGATGGTAAGACACCTAGTGAGAACAGTGTGTCACCTCAATGTGATGTCTGTGTATTATGTCCGCATAATGCATGGGGGTCTAAGGTTACACCACAAGGGTACAAAGTAAAAGCATGTTCTGATATAAAAAGACTTGCTATCATCTTTACAGATAAGCCTGACGGCGAAGTTTATCTGCTACAAATAACGCCGTCATCTTTAAAAAATCTAAACGAATATCAGAAGACATTATCTATGAGAGGTATTGCTCCTGAAATTAGTAAGACAACATTGAGCTTTGACAACGAAGCTGGATTTCCTAAATTGAAATTTCAATTCGGTGGTCTTGTAGCTAAGGATACTCAAGTTTATGTTGACTCACTTTTAGATTCAGAAAAAGTAAAGATAGTGACAGGACAACTTGGCATACCAAGTAATAAACTAACTACCGCAGAAGACTTTGGTTTTACTGTTGAGGTAGGATACAACAACGAGTCGGAGGACTTATGACAAATAAAATAACAACACCAGTGGGCATAGCTCACTACCCATACATCAGTAAACCTGATACCCAAGCAGTTGAGAAAGGCTATGCTACACAGCCTATGTATAAAGTTAATCTTTCTATACCTTCTGAAGAAGCTCAACCTATCATTGAACAAATCAATGCTATACTACTTGCTGGTATTAAAGCTGAGAAAGAGAAAAGCCCTAAGAAGAAAATTAAACAAGCTCCATTACCTTATAGTAATGAGTTAGATGATGATGAGACTGAAACAGGTAATGTTATAGTTAAGTTTAAATCTAAGTTTAAACCTTCTGTATTTAATGCTAAGAACAAACCAATGGTAGACCACAATATATATGGTGGCTCTGAAATTAGAGTAGGTGGGATGATAAGTTTCTATAACTCTCCATCTGTAGGCTGTGGTGTAACTCTAAGACTTGGTGGCGTTCAAGTTATTCAATACGTTGAGGGAACTAGTGGAGCAGATAGCTTTGGCTTTGAAGAAACTGAAGGGTTTTCAGACGGCAGTGTTGCTGCATCAGAAGAGTCGGCTAACACACAGGAAGATGTTCAGCTAAACATTGTTGAAGCAGAACCTAAGCCTAAAGCTGTGGCTAAACCTAAACCTAAAACTGTAGCTAAACCAGCTCCTGTTGAGGAACCTGCTCCAGCGGCTGTTGTTTCTTCTCAAGACGAGTTGGCAAATGAAATAGCTAAACTTGTAGGAGATACTGATGACTAACCAGCTTCCATTAGCTTTTAAAAAAGTAGAAGCCTTAAGGAAGCACATGCTACTTACAACAAGTAACATGGCTGAACTGTTAAAAGTATCTCGCATGACTTACTACGGATGGGTTAAAGGCAAACCTGTTCGTAGAAAGAATGATGAAAGAGTAAGAGATATCTTAAGAAAACTTCTTTCCGCTATGTCAGACGGATGGCCTCAACCAAGGGTCATTGCTCTTGAACAGAAGGATAGATTCAAAAGGCTTCTTGAGATTTTAAATGAAAAAGAATAAGATAATAAAGGTGGTTAGTTAGCTCATTTCTAACCACCGAACAAAAGGGACGGCAAATATGAATATGTTGGAATTTTTCCAACGCATTCTACCTAAAGAAGGATTCTACGTTACTACTGTTATAAACCCTGACGGTAGACGGCAAGGATTTTTTAAGTCGGTAGATGAGTTGGCGACAGTATGTGAAAGACTAGACAAAACAAATAACAATACTTACTATGCAATATCTGCATTCAAGCAGAAAGGTAACAGGAAGCAAGATAATGTACGAGCTATTAAAGTAATAGCTATAGATATAGATTGTGGGCCTACTAAACCCTACCCGTCTTGGAGAGAAGGACTACTTGCTTTAGGTAAATTTGTAAGCGAGATGGGTTTACCTAAACCTATGATAATACATTCAGGAAATGGACTGCATGTATACTGGGTATTGACTAAAGAGTTAGAGCCTCATGAGTGGAAGCCATTAGCTGAAGCTATGAAACAAGCATGTTTAGAAAAAGAATTTAAAATAGACGCTGGACTTACAGCAAATAGTGCATTGGTATTAAGACCTATAGGCACACACAATCCGAAGAATGGTAATGAAGTTAAACTCCTAGTAGACGCAAACCCAGTAGATAAAGGGATACTACAAGAATCCTTGTCATACTTTTTTAAAAGCGATACGGAAGGACAGTCACAAGACAACTCATTGCTAGGTAATTTAGCAACTACTAGTGGATTTGAGCCAGCTACTGGGTCTATTGTTGCTACTAAATGTAAACAAATAAAGTGGGCTGTAAGCAATCCTGATGAGGTTGATGAGCCTTTTTGGTATGGCTTGATAGGAGTAGCCGCATTCTGTAATGACCCTGAAAAGACAGCGATAGAGTGGTCTAAGGGGCATAAAAATTACAGTGAGAAGACAACTATACAGAAACTTGTTCAGTGGAGAGAGTCTGCTTCAGGTCCAGCTACGTGTAAGAAGTTTGAAACTGATAGACCTAATGGGTGTAAGGGGTGTAAATACAAAGGTAAGATAGGCTCACCAGCTAGACTCGGGGTGCAATATGATGAGGCTCCTATAGTGAAAGAAGCTCCTGATAAGGTAGCTAATGCTGTACCTATGCCTAAACCATTTAAAAGAACTAGCGATGGTATTAAGTTAACCATTGATGATACCGACGTAGACATATGTAAGTTTGATATATACCCTGTAGGGTATGGGCTTGATGAATCATTAGGATACGAAACAGTAAGGTACCATTGGAATAGACCTCATATGGGGTGGCAAGAACTTGTTCTAAGACAGGCTCACCTTACTGATGGCAACCGTGAATTTGCTACAGCCATAGCAGACCAAGGTATTGTACTGTACAATAAGAAACAAACGGAGTACTTTCAACTTATGTTAAGAACTTACATGGATGAATTGAGACAGATTCGTACAATGACAAACCTATATTCTACTATGGGTTGGAAAGAGAAGAACAATGCATTTGTGTTAGGTGGTACTTTATTTAAGCGTAAACCTGACGGCTCTATTGTAGATGAAAAGATAAACTTATCTTCAGGCGTGTCTAAGCAGAATACAGAAATGTATAATACTAAAGGCTCGGCACAACAATGGGTTAATCTTACATCTATATTAGAGAAAGCTAATCTTAAGTCACATATGTTTGTATTAGGTGTAGGATTTTCAGCACCCCTATATAATTTTACAGGACTTAAAGGACTAACAGTATCACTGTATGGACCAACGGGTGGTGGTAAAACACTAGCTCAATACTGGGCACAATCTATATATGGTAATCCTGATAAGCTACACTTTGCAGCTAAGTACACACAGAACAGCTTGTTCTCACGTCTTGGTACATACGCTAACTTACCGCTAACCATAGACGAAGTAACCATGATGAACGATAAAGAAGTTGGAGATTTTTGCTACTGGGTGTCACAGGGACGTGACAAAGCAAGACTTAATAGAAACTCAGAAGAGCGTGACGCTAAGACTTGGGCTACACCTGTCATAGTATCTACCAACAAGTCTCTACAAAGTAAACTTATTGCTTCTGGTTTAGATACAGACGCACAAATGGCTAGATTATTAGAGATAACTGTAGCTCCAAGCCCTGTGTTTATTAAAGGAAGTTCTGTTGGGAAGAAAATATATGACGCAATCCATTCTAATTACGGACATGCTGGTAAAGAATT